GTAGCGGTCGACCGGATAGCCAATCTCCGAGCCGGAGCCCTGGAGCCGCTCAACCGACCGCAGCGCGGCAAAGTCGGACGGGAGCGCGTATTCCAGCGTCCCGCCCGACGTCGAGATTTCTGTGCTCGTAACGTGCCGGTCCGCGTCCACATCGACGAGCAGATGCCACAGCTGTGCAAGGCCAAGGTTGACGTTTCGGTCGACCTCCGCATCTGAAACGAAGGACGACGCCTCCATGTCCGCCTTTTGGCGGGTCTCAGCGCGCAGTTGTGCAAGTGTTCGTACGAGTGGCACGGATCGAACCGATCAGGAGAAGAAGTCCGAGATATCCATCCGAGCGTTGTAGCCCGGCATCTTGCAGCCCAGGTTTGCGTAGTACATGAACCGGCCCTGCACGGCGTCCGCGTTGTGCTCGGTGAGCATGCGCTGGTTGCCGTCTCCGACGAACATGTGCGGAGCCGCCCCGAGAGAGCAGAGCTCCCACGTGTCCATCTGAAGCAGCCACATGTCATCACGGCGGCAGTGTTTGTCGCCGATGATCTCCACCTGGCCGGTGCCGAGCGAGAACATCAGCGCCTTGTACGAGATCTTCACCTCGTCGCCGCCAATGCGGATCGGCACCACTTGCTTCTCGAATGTCGTGCGGTCGCGCGCGTCGTTCTTGAGTCGGGCGTAGACCGTGGGGTGGCAAACGAGGACGTCAGGGGTTGCTTCCTGAATCTCCATTTCCGCCCCGAGGTTCACGACCGCCTGGTCGAGTGTCTCATCGTCCGCCACGGTCGCCGTGTACCGGAAGCCGGCCAGGCGCACCGCATCAACCGAACGGTCGAGTCCGAGGAAGCTGTCGCCAGACGTCGGCGCCGTGCTCGGAATCCACGACGCAAAGCCGTTCATGCCTTGGTCGTAGTCGCCCTCGCGGAACAGGTAGTCGTTGACCGCGAATTCAGCGTTGAGCGCTGCCGTCGCCTGAATGGTGCCCGCTTCGCGGTTGACCCGGGCGATCGTTGCGGTCGCCGTGTCCACCGTGCCGCCGCCGTCGGCGACATCCGAGACGAGCACCATGCCCACCTCGAAGTTCACGATATTTCGCCGGTCGGTCAGCGTGATTGTGTCGCCGCCGGAAATGGAGCCGATCTGCCCGAGCGACGCGGAGCCCGACCCGAAAATGCCTCGCGAAAGGCTTTGGCCGATCTTGTTCTTCGCGCCGTGCGTTTCCGACTCCAGCAGCTTGACAAAAGCGCCCTTGTCGTCGCGCGACGCCAGCATGGCCTCGTTCTCGAGCGTGAAGATGGCGTAGTCCTTCTTCCGGTCGAGATTGAAGCCCTGGTAGTTGCCACCGGTGCGGTTGGCCAGCGCGTTTGCGAACGTGTGGCTTCCGCCACCGCCGGGCGCCACCAGCAGCGGGATGCGCTTGGTGTAGCCCGTGAAGTTCTCGTCCTTGGGAAGACGGGCGAGAACCGGGTTTTTTTCATAGAGGGCGTAGGCAAGGCCGCGCTTGCCGTAGAGTTCTTTGAGTGCTCGTTCTGCGTTTGCTACCGTGAGAGTCATGGACACGTCTCCACGCGAGCACACGCCCCTTTAGGGACATGCTCGTGGACCTCGTGCCCGTGCCTCTTCTCCTACTCGTCTAGGGCTTCCAGCGCGGCTTTGCGCCTGGCGGCCATGTCGTAGGGGTTGGCGGGTGCGCCTACAGTCTCGCTCGCGTTTGCGTTGCTGAGAGTCCCCACGCCGCGCGTGTTGGCATGGGTTGCCGATGATCTTCCGGCTGCTGATTGCGTACCAGCGGCGTGTGTGCTGGCGCCCCCGAGTGTTTGGGCTAGTCTGCGGAGCTCTCGTTCTGTGACTTCCGCGATGTCTTCTGCGGTGATCCCGAAAGCATCGGGGCCGCGCGCCTTGACAAGCAAGGCCTCTGCTTCGAGAGCGTATTTCATTCTCAGATCTTCCGCAAGGTTTGCCTGAAGAGGGTAACGCGCGGCGTCGGAGCCGACCTTCCGGTACGAGTCCGTTAGTTGCGCGCTGTAGGCCTTCTGACGCTGCTCGAGATAGACTTGCTCGATCTGCGCTTCCATTTCCTCGCGCGTCACAACCTCGCGCTTGTCGCCCATGATCGCGGCCTTGAGCTCGGCTAGCTCCCGCTTCGTGGCCTCAAGCTCGGCTTGCATGCGCACCGAGCCAGGCTCAACCCCTTGCTGAAGAATCTTCTCGGTGAGGGTTCCGGGGTCCTCACCGAGAACCTTCGCAAGCGCGGTGATGTCGCCCGAGCGTTTCAGGTGCTCGATAGCCTCTCGCTCGGTCGTAGGGCGGTTGATAGCCTCAGCAAGCCGGTCGTAGTCGACACCAGGCGGTGGCGCTGCTGCTTGGACCTGCTCTTGCTTGTCTCCGGTTGCCGCCTGGCGCTCCTGAGCTCTCTCGTTGGCGAGGCGGCGCAGCTCGGCGGGGTCGAACGGGTCGGCCTCTTCCTGCGCGTCCTGTCCCGCCGTCGCAGTGTCGCCTCCCAGGGTCGACGCTGTCGCTGCCTGCCCTGTGGCGGCCTCTGTCTCCTCGTCGCCGTCGAGCGATGCCATGGCGGCGGCAATGCGCGCGCTTGCGGCGTATGGGTTGCTGTCGTCTGCGGTAGCGCTCTCGATTGCTTCGGTGGTCATGGTGTCACATCAGGGGCGGCATCGCGCCGCCGTCGGTTGGGGGTGGGCTGGAAGGGCCAGGCATCGCGGCGGACCCGACCGCAGGCGGCGCCTGTTCTTCGGCGATCCGCCTTTGCGCGTCCGCTTGCATGTCGGTCGCCCGGGTAATGACAGCTTGGAGCTCGTTGAGCTCCTCGGGGGCTTTCCCCCGGAGCCGCAGGTTGGCAAACTGTTGGTGACCGTACTCGATGACGGTCTTGAAGTCGTCCATGGGGGTGAGCATCTTCGCCACCTGCCCGTCGTAGTCTCCGGTAGACGCGTGGTCTACAAACGCCTTGGCGAGCTTCCGCATGCTGTCTTTGCTCGCGGCGTAGCCCTCGAGGTCTGGCAAAGCGAGAAGGCCGAACGCGTCGCCAGGCGGGATGACGCCGAGTTGTAGAAGCTCAGCAACAAACTCAAGGCGCCCAGCTGGAGAGTCGGGCAGCTTGGATACCGGGAACACGCGCGCCTCGAACATGAAATCGCGGATGCGCACATCTGCAAAGGCCGTGGCCTTGATGTCGCCGCCTTCGCCGGCAAGGTACGTCAGCGCGTCAGAGTCCCCCTCCTCGCCCATTTCCACAATTGCGTCCGCGACGTCGATGAGCTTGCGGAACGCCCAGGCGTAGGCGTCCTCGATCTGCCGGCCCTGGATCAGCAGGCGCTTGGACTTGATGTCCTGGTGGACCAGTTGAGCCTTTCCGCTGTTGAGCCCGGCCGGCTTTTGCGCGTGCCCTTCCATTTCGGAAACGCCGTGCGACGTGAACATTCGCGTTCGGTAGCCGCTCTCGCGCTCGGTGTGAGCAGCAAGAAGGCCAGGGTGGACGGCCATCGGAGTGGGCGGCTTTCCGCTCGGCGACTTGTAGATGCGGCCCGGGACGTTGTCGATCTTCTCGACTGATACGTCGTCCTCCGTCCAATACGCTGGAACCATCGCCTCCAGCGTCTCCTCGATGGTCCCAGCGTGGAGGTTCATCTGCGATTGCATCCCCTCGCATCCCTCCGCAATCCCCTTCCCCCAAAACGAGCGCCTACGCTTGCGCCAGCGCAGGAAGCGGAACGGGAGTTCGTCACACTCGTAGGGCTCATCGAGCAGGGTCACGTCCTCGAGCGCGATCACATGACGTCCAGCGCGGTGCTTTGACATCGGCTCGTCGCCAACCTTCGGACCGACAGCGAGGCGCCACGCCTCCACCACCGTGACCATGTCCGACCAAATCCGCGGTTCTTCGTTCTCCGCAGCCAGCTCCTCAGCGTCCATGCCTGTTGGCCCCTGGCCGCTCTTGGCGATCTTGTTGCGGTGTAGCGGAAACAAAGCGGCGAGCTGCGCCCTGTCCACGGTGCGCTCGTAGTAGAGCGTTCGCACTGCGTTGTGTTTTGCCTCCTTCGGGTTGACGTGGAGGTCCTCGCAATAGGCCACCTCGGCAGTCGGGCGGCCGTTCTCCTCGAACACACGAAACGCCCCTGTGCCCACTGCCATTGCCTCATCCCACGCTTCTTCTACGACATCGTAAAGACCGATTGCCCGTGATGCGGCGTTTGTCCACGATGCCAGTTCCTTCGCTCGCATCTGTGCCGTGTCCTGTCCGCCATCGGTGAGGATCTGAACATCGGGTCGCGAGTCGAGGAGCTTCGTTGCCGCGGTCTCGATCACCTGAGCAATCACGTTCTCGGCGCACTCGACTGCGGCGGCGTCGTGCGTGTCGCCGCCCTCTCCCATTCCCTCATCGAGAACGACGCCGTGGTCCGCAAGTTCCCGCAAGCGCTGGTATGCTTTCGCGCGGCCTTCGGATGCCTTGCGGGCGATCCCAAAGGCCGACCATAGAGCCTCGCGCATTCTGGCGTGGTCAAGGCTCCACCACCGGATGTCGGCGGTGTTTGTGGATGTAGTGCTCAGGACGGTGACGCGGGTCATTGTTCGGCAGCTTTCTCAAGCAAGGCTCTGCCCTTGCCGTTGATGTGGGTGGCCTCGACATCGACGCCTAGCGTCTCCGCCTCGCGCAAGACGTAGCGGACAAGCGAAAGCGCCAGGCCCTTACGCTGGGCATCGTGCAGTGTGTAAGCGTAGTGAAGGGCGCAGACCCGATCGCCGTCGTCGTCGCGCTCGAGCAACTCTCGGCACACCCACGCCAACGGCTCGCTGGTACCGTGGTCGGTGTCGACGGCGGCGACGAGGCAAGTTGTGGTCGTCGCCGTCGCATCGATGAAGCGTGCAAGGTACGCCGCGGCTGTCCTTCGAGCTATGACGCCGTCCCCCCACGTGAATACGCGGTCTCTCCCCGGGACTCGGTTTGGGCGCGTGTGCTCGCGGTGTAGCCTCCACGATCGGCGCCAGGAATGGCGCACCATGGCGAGCTCGGCAACAGTGGCGGGGCGAATTCTCATCCGCTCCGGTCTCCCTGCAAACGGAGGCCGTTGTAGGTGAACGTCCAAGTTCCGCGCAGCCGTTGGTCCTGGATCCGGTCCTTGATGCGGTTGGCAACCCGGGCCATCCGTGCGCGCTTCGTTCCAGATGGCGCGACGATGGAGATGCCCGAGTAAGTGCCGACGACATAGGCGCCCTCGCCCTCATCGGTGTCGTCTTCGGCCGCAGCGTCGACCAACGCTTGTAGCCGCTCGACCTCGGCCTGGAGATCGGCGTTCCTGGCCTGCTCTTCTTCGAGACGTTGGTGCGTCGTCTTCTTCGCCCTTGCGACGCGCTCCTCCGCCTCCGCCTGCTCTTGAGCCGACATCACGCCACTTTCCCCGCCTTCCTGCGCTGCCGCTTCGCTTGGCGCTGTTGTTGGTTGTGCTGGCGTAGTGCCGCTCGCTCCATCTTTGCCGCTTCTTCGTTTGCCCATTCTCGTGTTCCTGGCTTCGGCCCGGGGGCGGGCTCTTGCTTTGTGTAGTCTCGGATTTTGCGATACCCGTAAAGCATCGCGTCTGTACAGTGGTCGTCTTGGCCGTCGGCGATGCCGTCGCGCTTGTCGTTCCACACGAGCACGTGCAACTCGTCGCTGAGCGGCTTCGTTGGGTCGTCTCCGCCGATGCCCACGCGCAGCAGCTGCAAACGGCCCGCTCGAATCGCGTCACGCGTGACGGAGATCGCAGACGCCTTATCGCGTTTGTCGGCGGCCTCGTTTGGGATGCCCATCACTCGGCGCAGCTCCTCCGCGTGCTGTTTTCCCATCCCGCCCGAGTCGATGACCACCGACGGAACGCGCTCTTGGCCTCCCCATCGCACCGCGTACGTGTGCTTGAGGTGGCGGATAAGCCGGGCCATTTCGCCAATGAGCTGGCCCGCGTGCTTCTCCGCGTGGACAACGAACGTCCGCTTGAGGCTCGGGTGTGTCGCCAGTACAACGTAGGCGCTCGGCGATGTCTGCCCCACGTCGATTCCGATGACGACGCGCCAATCCGAGTGAGCAAGCGGAAAGCCGCTTGCGGTCACCGTCGGAAGGCCCCATGGGCCTTGGTCTCCGCCTTGGTAGTCGTTGGCGTTCGCCGACAGCGGGAACACGAGCGCTTCGTCGTCCTGCGCCCACAGTCCGAGCCATTCCCGAACGTAGGTGGGGTGCGACTCG